ACAAAAAAGTTTTTATTATTATTTTCAGTAAAACTATACGATTTTTCTAAATTACCATTTATAAATAAATCTACCATACTATCTCTATAGTTAAATACGAAATTATGCCATTTTTGGTCAGGTAAAGATATTTCATAACCAGATTTATCACTATTTGACTCATTGAAATAAAAAATGTATTTGTCTGTATATTTAGAATCATACGAATCGTTATAATATGTTACTCTTGGTTTTCCATTACCATAATCGAAAATATTTGTTTCTTTTGAATATGCTTTATATTCACTGGATTGTTTATTTAAATAAACCCATAATGATATGGAATAATTACGTCTAAATGTGCTCTTTTGAGAACTATTTGGATCCAAATCAGGTATTTTTAAATCAAATGAACTGGATAATATTTGTTGTTTATCCAAAAAAGCGGATTCTTTTAATATTACAATTCCGTCTTTACTTGAGAGTTTGTTCAATAGTTTTGGTAAATAAAAATATAACAATATTAATATTATTTCTATTATAAATAAAACAAACACTATATTTGTTGTCATTTTGAATTCATTCAAAATGTATTTTATAAAAATAATTAATAGACATGGAATATAAAATAGTAAATACACGAAAAATCCGCTCCAACCAGATAATGATTTTAAATAATTACTATAGATATAAAAGAAAATAGCTAATCCTACTATTATAATTACTAATAATAATACATTTATTATATAACTCGCTACTAAGAATGTAGTAGAATTTGTATTTGTAAAATAATATAATAATGTAGATACAAAAATTAATAATAACGCATAAACTAATAATTTATAATTTTCAGGATTATTTTTTGTTTTATTTATCAATAAAAAATATATCATAACAAATGGTATTATCAATCCAAAAATATAAACATATAACTTTGTAGATACGGCACTTATATCTCTAGCAGCATAACCTAATATTATTATTACTACTAAAATAAAAACATAGATTATTCCATATTTTATTAAGCAATTTTGTAAATTGTTATCGATTAATACATTATTTATAAATTCAGAAAAATCATTTCTTTTGTCATTGATAAATTTAATCATGGAACTAATTATTTTTTGAAAAAAATTTTTTATTCCATCTAACATTTTCAATAAAATATTTATGACTTGTATATTATTTGTGAATATATTTATTCATAAATAATATCTATTTTCAACAGATGAATTATAAGTTCTCAATTGCTGTTTTTTTACCATGACAATCTCTACATAAAGCAACTAAATTATCTACATGATTAGAACCTCCTCTTTCTAAACGTATTGTATGATCTACCTCAAACCACGCTGGTAATTGTTTCTTACAATCTCCACATGTCCAATTCTGTCTTGCTGCTACAAACTTCTTTTTTGTTTCACTTACTGAACGTTTTGTCGATTTTTTGCCAGAATTCATTATTTTAGATTCGGCGTTTGATTGATAATTCGGCATCGGTATAACTGGATAGTTATAGTCATTCACATAACCATTGTTTTCGACAAAATTCTGTTTTGACGTAAAATCTAATATAGGTGAAATGAAATTTGATGTATTTCTATCTATAGGTAAATATTTAATATAATCATTGGTAGTTGATACTATTTCACGAGCTCTCAATGGATTACGTTTAATCAAAATATATAACATAAGCGCTATAAAAACTACACCTACTATCTGATAATATTTTTTCCATGACATTAATAGTTTCATATATTTTCCATCTGTATAAATATTAGCAATCACAAAAGCTGCTATTATAAAAATGATAATCTCAATTCTCATATATGAATTTTATTTATATTATCTATATTATATTGAGAAAGTTATTCATAATAGATATATATTAAAATCACAAAAATCAATATAAGTGCAGCATGAATATAATGTTTTCGTAAATTTATTTTTTCTGATAAATAAATTGGTTTAGGTTTATATTCGGCTCTATATTTTTCTAAAGCGAGAGGTAACGATATCTGTTCTTTTCCTAATAAAACATTGAATTTATTATGAATAAAATGTACCCATCTAACGAAAGAATCGCGATTATCTAAATATGGTGTTACCGGATATTTATCTAAAAATTCACTAAATTTATCTCCCATTTCAACTACTGGAATAAATAGAGGCATATTTTGTATTAAATCATAGTATTTCTTTTTTGTAATACTATTCGGTGTATTGGGATAAGACTCTGCTATTGTATGTAAAAAAAACCAATAATGCGGTCCCCAAACATCTGGTTTGAAAAAATTTGTTTTAGATAAATCCATTCTTTGATAATATAAATATATAAAGACATGTGACTATAATCAAATAGGATAATCGTATTTGAAAAATTAAAAATGAATGATAATTATTGTAATAATTGTGGTAAAATAGGACATTTATATCATCAATGTAAAATGCCGATTACTAGTATAGGAATAATAGTATATCGCATAAATCATGATAATAACATAGAATATCTAATGATAAGACGAAAAGATACTTTAGGATATATAGATTTTATGCGTGGTAAATATTCTGTATATAACAAAGATTATATAATTAATATGCTAAAACAAATGACCAATCAAGAAAAAGAAAATATCAAGAACATGTCTTTCGATTCTTTATGGAAATCTATATGGGGTAATGAACATATTTCAAACCAATATAAATCAGAGGAATTGACTTCCAGAGAGAAATTCAACCTTTTAAAAAAAGGCATTTTAATTAAGAATGAATTTTATAATATGGATATGTTAATTGAATATAGTAATACATTTCCACTATGGGACGAACCTGAATGGGGATTTCCAAAAGGTCGTCGAAATTATCAAGAAAAAGATTATGATTGTGCTATTCGTGAATTTTGTGAAGAAACTGGATTTAAGAATAATAAATTGAAAAATATTCAAAATATATTACCATTTGAAGAGATATTTACTGGTTCAAATTATAAATCTTATAAGCATAAATATTATTTGAATTTTATGAATTACTCGGATACTACAAATATGGATAATTTTGAAAAATCAGAAGTAAGTAAAATGGAATGGAAAACATATGAAGAATGTATTGAATCGATAAGGCCTTATAATTTAGAAAAAATAAAATTAATAACGAATATTAATAATATGTTGAAAACGTATAAAATTTTTAGTTGTTAAAACATATATAATAATATCTATCAAATATATAGACATTATTAACATTTTCTTATGAAATTTACAACAAGAAAAAATAATGATAAATCAAACCATAATATGAAAAAAAATAATAGTAGAAACACCAAAAAAATATTAGGTGGTAAAATTCAAGGCATTGATACAGAAGAGAAAAAAAGAAAAACTACGGAAAGAGCTATCGAAATAATTAAAGAATTATTAAACGTAGAGGATATGAATTCTATTATCGAGATTAAATCCGGCGACCGAGGTAAAAAAGCGTATATCAATGGTAATCTAGTTACTGGACCAGAGTTATGTTTTGTTCTCGGTGAATTAACTGAAAACAATGATTTTAAAACCAAGGGAGCAGATATGCGTGCTATTGAATATAGAGATATCAAAACCGCAAAATTAGTGGGTATTGAGCAAATTCTTTATGGTAAAGATGACCGTTTAGGTGTGATAGGCATCATTGAACGTTATAAAAAAGATTATGTTTTGAAATATTTATCAAAACAAGAGATTATTAATAATTCTACTATTTTTTCAAAAATAAATGGTTTATTTGACGAACTAACGCGGATTTATCCAGTAGATATTGATGTAGATACTCCAAATCCATTATTCGACTCGATATTAAATCGCTCAAAAACAGAGTGTCCGAATGGCACTAGAAAAAATATTATTACTGGTAAATGTGAAACCGTAAAAACTGAAAAAAATCGGTTAAAAATAAGAGATGATACTCTTGATAATTTTGGTCAAGAACTTGTATTACCTAAAAAAATAAAACAAAAAGTCTTATTGAAACCAATCGATAAAGTAGTTATCGAAAACCCTATTGTTGAAAAAGTATTGGATGATATTATTGATAAAATAGAACCAGTAGGAACTGAACAAATAGAACAAACTATCATTGAAACTCCTGAAAATATTGAAATACAAGAAATACCTGAAGAAAAATTAGTTATTCCAGAATTGAAATCGTTTGAACAAGAAGAAATAACACCAGATATAGGAAGAATTAACACAGAACCTATTCCTGATATATCAAATATAGATGAAACTCGAGAAGAACAAAAATTAAATGAACAAGTTGGTATTGCTCCCGTCGATGTTGATTCGAAAGAATATAATGATTTTCTTTTTAATAAAGAAAAATTAGAATTTATAGTATTGAATAGAAAGATAAAGAGGTATATAATATTAGTCAAATGTAAACTTATCTAATTAGCCAGTTTAACCAATGAAATTGATGAAAACCAGAAAATAT